CCCCCCCCAAAAAAACCCGATTTTTCGGCACTAGTCACCGGCTCGATTTTGTGGCCATGCCTGGCAATAGAGAGGCGCCCGAGATCGGCGCTCGAACCCATTACCCGAACCCATCACCCGAGCCGGGCCGAGATTGCCCGAGATCGAGCACGCCAGGCACGCGCCAGGGCCCGAGCACGCCCGAGCGCGCCCGCACGCCCACCCGCGCACGCCCTACCGCCCGAACCCGCCCGAGATGGCCCGAGATGGCGCCAGGGGCCGGAAAAATGCCATTTTCGACCCAATTTAAGCGCGGATCTCAGACGCATGGGATAGCCATTAGATTTGGGCCCGATCGAGCGCCAAAAACCCGATTTTCAGCCCATTTTTGGCCGGGATGCTAGATGCATGGGATAGTTTTTTGATCGGAGGATAGACGCATGGGATAGCCTTCGTTTTTGCAGGATTTTTGGCAGGGATCCTAGACGCGTGGGATAGTTTTTGGACCTATGATCACGGGAAATACAAATCACTGTGCGGCACAAAATATGCCGGCCTCCCACCAGCGGGATCTTTCCAGTATTTCTGCTTCTTCGCTTCTTCAGCGTACATTCCGCCATGCACTCTGTAGCGACCATTAACTCCAGTTAGCAGATAGATAAACCTGTCTGAAGGATCTGCTTCATGCACTATCAATTCATAATAATGCTTGGACCTAGTCCTTACATCGAATTTACCTACATCGTGCTGTCGCCATTCGCCTTTGCCGTCCCAAAAAAGGTCTAGATGTTTGGCTAATGCAAACTCACCCATCGCACCTTCGATGTGCATTTGCCATCCAGCATCATTACGAGCGCCGTAAGCATCTTTATTGCTTTTCGCCAAATTCTGCACTTGGCGCTGCACCCCCACTTGTGCAGCAATTAACATTTGCGCTGGGGTCAATTTGACCTCTATCAATAGCCTCCTCCGAACCGCCTTCCCGCTGGCGCAGAAAAGTCTCGATGATTCACGGTTTCATTAAATGCTTTCGCCAGGTTTCTACCGAATATTTGACTTGCGTATTGTGACGCCAATTCGGGCAAAGGATATTGTGGTTTTTGCTGGCGATTCCTATCGAACGCTATGACCTTTCGTATCCTTCTGCGCTTCTTGGTCTTAGCTCCAAGTATCTCCCATAGGCCATAGTTTTGTTCTGTCTTTGGCCAGTTGTTAGGATGCCCAAGAAAATACCGATCTTGCTTCTTTTTCCTGTCCACCACCTTGTTTGCTGATCGTATGCCACCGAATTTATTCAATGGAATCCGAGACTTACCGTTGTCAAAGACAGGATTCATAATCTTGGATTTGTTTGGAACCGCCGTGCCACCGTAGACCATCCATTTCATATAGTCGCGGTCTTTGAATCCCAAGTATCCAGCAAGAGAGCTTTTGGTCGATCCCCTTATCCACATCCCGCGCTTAGTCCACTTGGTGGCAGCGCCTTTGATGTAACGGTCAATCTCACCCGATCCAGGATTGTAGCTTTTAACCCTCCGCATTTGCTCAAACTTTTTCTCGCTTCCGTCCTCGTTTTTGACTGTCCTGTTGACCATCTTGAACGATGCCGGGCCATATGAGACTTGCTTATCGCGGATGTCATAGAGCGTCATATTAATCGCCCTTGAGATAAGGAAATTGGTTTGCCGCTGGAAGTCAGGATGCATCACCCCATAGCGGATCGCGTCGATGTTAAGTTCCATGAATAACATTATTCTTCCTCCACCTCTTGCAGCATTTCTAAGAAAACATGCTGCGAGAATGAGAATAAATGCCCCAATAAGCTGGTGATATGATCGTGATCTACGGTCTTTTCTCCCACCTCATCGAGGCACCATTCCAGGTAACCATCGACCTCCTTCTGCGAAATGATTAGGCAGTAATCAATCTTATCCTTGCGAGCCTGCATTGCGAGTTCGCGCAGGCCCTTTTCCATCTCGTTTGTGTGTAGGTTGACTACCTCGCCCATCTCTGCCTCCCGATGGTGGGATTTGCACCCAGTTTAGCAGGGAAGTTAGATGCATGGGATAGCCATTGCTTTGACCAGTTTTGACCAGTTCAAGCCTGGTCAGTGACTACCTTCTGGCAGCGTAGTACGGCCTTCGGGAGTCTCTTTCGGCCAGTTGTCCATACGCATGGGATAGTTCGAGCATTTCCATCATGCCTTCTTTGTTGGTCTTGAACTCAAGCAAGGTGCTGGTGAAGTCATGCTCTCGCTTGATTGACTTTTCGCCCAGTATGAACCTCGCTTTCTCACGAGCGTCCTTAATCGACTTAGCGAACCCACCTTTCTTGGCCCCTTCTTTGACATACGTAAAATACACCACCTTCATTTGATTTCCTCCTTCACTTTGTCTAGCGCCGTCATCGCGCCCACAATCGCCATTTCATCGTAGTTATCTAAAAGCTTGGGGTATACCTCTTTCAATTTGGACATTATCCAGAGGGCTTCTAGTACTTCTTCCCTTGTTATCTTCATAGGTTTTCCTCAACTGTAACGCACGGCGGTGATCGCGCTTCTCCTTCAATGTTAACTGTGAGCCTTTCTTCTGTTCTTGTTCATACAGATCGATAAAACAGAGAGCAGTCTCTGCTTTGTCCATGATGCTGTTTGGGACTCGGTCTCCGCCTAACTCCGCCCCCTTGAACAAGATCTTAAATGGTAAACCCAACGCCTTTACAACATCAAGGCCGTCAGCCTGGCAGGCATGACAGTGCATAAGGATCGCATCACCGGCATCGCGTATCGACATCGATGGAGTACGATCATTGTGTACTGGACAGCAAGCCGTCCATTTGTCCTTGCCTGCCGGCTTTACCTTATGAAGCCTGTCTAAGAGCTGGTTTAACATGCTTGATCCCCTTGATTCTTAAATACTTGATATAACGACTGACATCCTCATCAACATGGCTTGCTCGGGTTGGAGTGATCTTGTTGGGCCAAACTCCAAACTTAGCCTTGTATGCATGGGATGCCCATCCTGGCTTGAAGCCTCGCGTCCTGGCATAGAACTGCAGTTGACCAAGTACTTCGCTCTTTCGCTCCTTAGTCACGATTTTGTTCTGGCGTTTCATTTCCACCAGGATTTGATCATCGCTGTCCAGGCTTGCCTTCGACTTAATGACATATCCACACTGACACCTCGGCAGCACAAACTCTTGCCAGCACTCTGGGCATCTTTTTACTACCGGCTCTTTTTTCTCTTTCAACTGATTGCGTTCGTTGTACCGTTTTTCTTTACAATCATCTAGCGCATCAGGAACCGCTAGCTCCGCAAACCCGTGTCTTCGAGTATTGCCAGCATGATCCAGGATGATCGCGTCTTCCTTTCCTGGCGCAGTTCTCATGACCCGGCCTACTCTCTGCACCCAAGTAATCAGTGACGATGTTGGGAATGCGTCGATCATGCAGCTCACCGCGGGCGCATCGTATCCAGTGTTCAGCAACCGACTACATGAGAGTATCTTGAACTCACCATTGTCATGCGCCTCGTAGATCCACTGGCGCTCCTCATCATCCATGTAGCCGTCTATGTGCTCTGCAGGGATACCATGGGCCCGGAACATCTCTACCAGGGCCATGGAATGCTTAATGGACGGACTGAACGCTATGGTCTGCCTGCCGTCCGCGTGCTTCTTCCAGTTCTCGATTATGTCACCAACCAGCTTCTCGTCTTTCTCGATCCGCTCCGCCAGCGAGCTTGGGTCATAATCCCTAGCACCAGTTGCTAGATACTTCTTCTTGACGCCTTTCAGGTTTGTCGCTCTGCCGCCAAAATATCTAGGCTTAGACAAGTACCCCTGATCGAGCAGTTGCTCGCTAGTGATAGGGACCAACAGATCGTCGTAGTGCTGACCTAGTCCTTTGCTGTACGGAGTAGCACTCAGCCCTATGAACGGAACCGCGTTGTACTCCGCCATCAGCTTTGTCAGACCAGCATAATGCACATGGCATTCATCAACTATCGCGATCCTAAACAAAGGCTTCTGGCGCCTTCTGATAAGCGTCTGAATACTTGCGATCTGAATCATGGCATCAGGGTTTGTCAGCCTGTGGTCACCTTGCATGACCCCGACCTCAATCCCATTGTCATGGAATGCCTCAATTGCCTGCTGGACCAACTTGATCCTGTCGCAAATAAATATGCCTTTGTTGCCCTTCTTCGCCGCCTCAGAGAGTATGTGTACCGCTACGACCGTTTTACCAA